AGGGTGGCTGACCAAGTTCCACACATTTCCCATTTTCTGAGAACGCGCGGTTTGCCAAGCAATTTGAGCTGGCCGCCATAGCCCGGCCGTTTTGTAGGCCTTGGTCTTGCACACCTTCAGCTCGCACCAGATTTCAATGCCCCTAGGACGGCCAGAAACGGGCCACAGATAGGCTCCGTTGATGTCGGGGATACCTGCCCCCACCCGCGCCTCGATGCGGGTCCAGTGGACGTCTCTGCCCGTTTCCTTCTTGAGGTGTTTCCAAAGCGCAGTTTCTGTATTCACTCGTCGATCTCCGCTTCGAGACGCGCCCGCTCTTCAGGGGTGACAAAATCTGGCAGGTCATCCGGGTCTCGGCTACTTGCGATCATGTCGAGCGTCGGGGCGGTCTGTTCGATCAAGATCGGGAACTGGGCCTGAAGCTTGGCGATCTCGGCCAATACTTCTTCTCGGTCCATCTGGTCGATCTTGCCGACCAAGATCTCGCTGCGGCTGATGTACAACCCGGCCGCCTGACCTCGGCTCTTCTCGGCCGCGTGCGCTGCGGTGTAGTTGCCCTTCTCCAGAGCCATGTCACGGATGCGGGCAAGCTGCCTGATGTGACCATCAAAGGTCACCTCGTACTTCTTGGCCAGCTCTTCCTTGATCTCGGCTATGCGGGCAACGATGTGTGGGTAGTCTCGGCCGTTCAAGAAACGGGATGCGGCCCACGAAGCGGTCTTCTCTCCGAACCCAGCAAGCTTGGCCGCCTCCGTTCGGGTGACGTCCTCGGTGGCATAGATCCGGCAGAACTTTTCCTGCTTCTCCGTGAGGCCCTTCGTTTTGGGGTTCACCAAGATATCAAGCTTGGGCTTGTGCGTTTGTTTGGCTCGCGCCATGCGGCAGTCCTCCTGTCCGTCACATGGTTTTACTATAAGGGAAGCAAAATGTCACAGGGTTGATCACAGGGTTAAACCCTTGTGTACCAGTGGTGTCACAAGGATCACAGGGTTGTTTGAAACCCTGTGACAGACCCTGTTTCAGGTCCGCCGATAGTTGTTAAAACTATGCATTATATCAACATATTATATACTAACATACTTACCAACCTACCGCGCGCGCGGCCGGAAAAGATCAATTTTAGAACAACCCTGTGAACCCTGTGACACCACTGGTAAATGGGCATTTAACCTTGTGATCAACCCTGTGATTTTCTCTCTGCTCTATAGCAAAGGTCCATGGTCCGCGTTTCTCGTATTGACATCATTTGCACCCCATGCCATGTTGCTCCCCTCGTCACAGAAAGGACGTTGACCATGCCGATCAAAGCTTTGCACCCGACCCCTCAGTCTCAGTCCGCCTATGCGATCCTCTGCCAGCTCGACGACCTGTTCGAGAAGGACGACTTCTTGGGCGCGTGTCGCCTGTTCAACGAGATCGAGGACGACGACGTTTTGACCATCGTCCTGCGGTCGTATCCGAACCTGATCAAGTTCGACGCCCGCGGCAACTACATCGGCCCGGTGGCCAACGAGAACGGATGGACGCCATGACCAAGCAGCCTTCTTTGAACTCCCCCCTCCGAATCGCCTCAAACAACTTGAGGGAGATAGGCGAGATGCTGTTCCACATCTCCGTCTTGCTGCATGACCACCCCGATCATTGTGAACCCTTCTCTGAAAAGGTGGAGGCCATGGAGCAGGAAGAGCTTCTGGGCCTTCTGCAAGACCGCGAGATATCCACACGCGCCTTGTGCCTTTTGCTCGGGGACCAGTGCCGAAACATGCAGGGGACCGTGGAGGGGGTGGCCGCGGACCTTTCCGAGATGGAGGATGATAATGGCTGAGGACGCCAACATGTGGGACGATCTCGACAGGATGATCACCACCCTGATCGACGCCTTGGACGCCGTGACGGCCGACGTGGAACGCTACGGCCTGTACGACCCCAAGAACCACGACGCCCCTTGGTGGCCGCAGAGCGCCACCGAGGCTCGCAACATGCTCCTCCGCCTTGACCAAATCATCCGTGCCGAGAAAGGGCCCGACCAATGAACGCCTACCGCATCACCCTTGAAAAGTTTGTCAGACTGCAAACTGAGGTCGAAATTTACGCCCTGACAAAAGATGCCGCCATCGACATGGCCGTCACGGAGGGCTTGGATATCGACACGGCCCAGTGGGACCACTGTTCCACGGAGGACTATGTCGTGGCCGACGTCACCGAGGTCGAGGAAGACCCGGAGGACGACTACGACTGGTTGGAAGACCCCTGCGACCCGGCCTCGCGCCACCACTACTGAGGACACCCAGATGAGCTACTGCACCTTCCACTTCGAAGAGGTTCCCGTGACCTACAAGGGCCAAACTCTGATGGCTGACGGGTCTTTCTGCGTCGAGTTCGACGAACTCGATCCTGACCCATCTGTGGGCGATCCCGGAGGCCCTGAGATTGTCGATTACTCCGACCTCGAAGTCACCCTCACCTCAAACGAGGGCGAGGAGCTGTATGTCGGCGACGACGCCGAACTCCATGAGCTTTTGAAACAGCTCGCCCGGAAGATCCCTGAAGACGCCGTGTACATGGCCATCGTGGAGAGCATTCGATGACCAACATCGTGAAGCGCCTGCGCGAAGGGGTGGCCTGTGGCGACGACCCTATCGTCGATGAAGCCGCCGACTACATCGAAGCTTTGGAGCGCCGCGTCAAGGTCGCTGAGACAGCCCTGCGCAAGCTCGCGCGTGGCGAATTGCGACTGTCCAAGGTCGATGGAACGAGCGTCATGTTCGGCCCGGCAGACGAGCGTCTGGTCCGCCACCTTCGGGAGATGGAATGGGCGCTTCTCGAAGTGCTCGAATATTTCGAGGACAACGCCGATCTCATCATGGGACCGGAAGAGGACGAACCGAACTTCCACATGCAGATGGCTTGCATGATCAAACAGGTATTGGAGATGGAACCATGACTGAAGGTGGAAAGATTGAAGAGAGAAAGTTCTGCGTGAACTGTCGTCACCACTATCACAACTCTGGAGCGTCGCCCTCGATCCCTGCGGGCCATCGCTGCACACACTCAGAGCTGACTGGTTGGGACTTGGTCACTGGAGAACGGACCTTCCCCCTCTGTCGCGACATGCGCGCGGTTGATGCGTGGTGTGGCCCTGAGGCCAAGGACTACGACCCAAAGATCCCGGTCATGCGCCCGTATGCTCCGAAGGAGAAGAAGTGATGATCAGCAAAGACAAACAATACCGCACCCGCGATGGCCGTGAAGTGCGTATCTATGCGACTGATGGTGCTGGCAACCATGCGGTTCATGGCTCAATAAAAATGAATGATGGATGGCGTTGCACAACGTGGCAAGCGGATGGTCTTGTTATCGCAAAAGAAGAGCATTGTGCTGACCTCATTGAAGTGAAGCCACGCATCCGCCGCACCTTTTGGATGAATGTATATCCAGAAAATGACATTCGCCCATATGAGGACAAATACGTTGCTGATGCTTGTGAAACCCTTCGTAACGTAATGGGGGTTGAAACTCGTCGCATTGCCTGCGTGAAGGTTGAGATTGATTGCGAAGAGGGAGAAGGGCTGTGACTGATGATCTTGTGAAGCGGCTGCGTGAAGTCAAAGACTGGTGGCGTGAACCGGGACGCACAGCGGAACAAGCCGCCGACCGCATTGAGGCGCTGGAGAAGGCGCTGCGGCTTGGCGTTGATATGCGCGAAAAGCAAAAAACTTATTTCAAAGATCGATCAAAAGAAAACTTGATTGCATCTAAACAGGCAGAGACAGCATTTGATCGCGCGGCACTAGGGGAGAAAAAAGATGATTGAAGACATAAAAGTCGAACAGAAATACGGATGGGTAACGACGTTCAACCCCGACGGCAGTGCTGAAAAAACATGGGCGATGACCAGCTATCGCATCTTGATCAAGCGCCATGGTCAGTGGACCGAGGTGCCTGTCGAACACATCAACCCGCAACCGCCAACCGAGCAAGATTGGGACTAACGCCATGCGCAATGAGAAGGAAGTGCGCGACTACGTCACCTCATTGGGTGGCGCAGTCTTAACGATCCGTCGAAGCACACACTGGGTGGTCACCGCAGAGTTCGAAGGACAAACAATCTGGTTCACGGTCCCCGTTTCTGCATCCGATCACCGCTCGATGAAGAACAACGC